TACTAAGAGTTGTGTTAACTATACACAAATTACTGGATGGACATTTATAATCTGTTTTAGGTTGTACAACTGCAGTTTGACACTCTGGGAAATAACACTGCCTATTATTATCAAAACTAGTAGGAGGTATATTAAATTTTTGTTCTACACTTTTGAGATAATTTTGGTAAATATCATTAGGATAGTAACAACCACATAATTCAGAATAAGATTTACTCGTATTGGGATCTTTTTTATTTAGTTTATCAACACAAAATGCTGTAATTTTTTCTTGACAAACTAATGGATTATTTTTACAATAATTTAAACATTCAGGTGTGTTTAAATTTTCATTTTGACAATATTTATTTAATATTGTATCACATTGACTTGAGTTAGGTATGTTTGTTCCACAACCCTGTGTTTGTGTTTCTGAACAACATTTTACACTAGTTATAGAAACACAACTAGTGCGATCTGGTATAGATTCTTCACCACTTAAACATTTTTGACAAGATGTAGGGTAAACACTACTTCCATCTTGAAAAGTACCATTAGGACAAGTTTTACACATTTCTCCTTTTACATCGTTATAAGTACCATTTAAACATTTAATACAACTAGTATGATTTTGATTTGATTCTTGTCCTGGTAAACATGATATACAAGCAGAAGAACTAATAGTTCCGTCTTGAATAGTACCATTACTACATGGAATACATGTAGTTGTTGTACCATCATTATAAGTGCCATTTGGACATTTGTCACAACCTGTTTTAGTAGAGTTTGGTATATATCCAAGTTGACATTTAACACAACTGTTTGCATTTATCATATCATTATAAGTACCATCAGGACATGGAACACATGTGGTTGTTGTTCCATCATTATAAGTACCAATTGGACATGGGTCACATTGTGTTTTAGTAGAATTTGATATATATCCTGCAGAACATTTGGTACAAACAGTAGTATTATATGTACTATTACTATAAGTACCATCTGCACAAGGTTTACAAGTACCTCCCGTTACATCATTATAAGTACCACTTGGACATTGAACACAACCTGTTTTAGTAGAATTTGACATGTATCCTGGAGAACATTTTGAACAAACAGTATTATTTGTACTAACACTATAAGTACCATCTGCACAAGGTTTACAAGTACCTCCCGTTACATCATTATAAGTACCACTTGGACATTGAACACAACCTGTTTTAGTAGAATTTGACATGTATCCTGGAGAACATTTGGTACAAACAGTAGTATTATATGTACTATTACTATAAGTACCATCTGCACAAGGTTTACAAGTACCACCCATTACATCATTATAAGTACCACTTGGACATGATACACATTGTGAGTTATCACTACTTGATGTATATCCAGGAGGACAAGGATCACATTGTGTTCTTAATGTATTATCAAAAGGTTGATAAGTACCACTTGAGCACTTTACACAACCAGTACCAGAAGAGTTTACTATATAACCTGCATTACAATTAGTTGTAGTTGTTGACATTATTTATTATTATAAATAATAAATAACATTATAATATTTATATTTTAACAATTTAATTTTTTAATTTTTTAATTAATAAAATTATAATTATTAAAAATATCACAAATAATAAAATTAAACTTACATTAATAATTTTATGTTCATTTTCACTAAAATTCTTACTGTTAGATTTGACAATACAACCAGTCTTACTAGTATTTGGTACATAACCTGGTAAACAATCTTTACACATTTCTCCTACTTTATCATTTACACATTTCCTGACCTGTTTCATCTTGATAAGTTCCATTAGGACAATTTTTACAAGATGTATTTTTATGGTTGATGTCTGGCATGAAAGTTCCTTTTTCACATACATGACAAACGGGGGATTCCATTCAGTGTTGTATTATACCAACCAGGATTACAAAATTCTTCTATCATTTATATATATATTTATATATAATATATCTTTAATAATAATTTTAAATTAATTCTAAAAACTTTCGGTAAGCTTCTTCAAATGATTGTAAATCTCTTAACCACATTTGTTTTTCAGTTATCTTTAACAGATAATATAACTTATTCTCTAAATCTTTGATTTCTTGTTTTAGTGTCGCTACTTTTTCCCGTGTAAAGGTTCTGATTTGTAATGACAGCAAGTAGTTGTAGCTGTCATCTTGTTTATCATAATTTTTGTTTTCTAAGTCTTGAACAATGTCTGCTTCATTTCGAAACATAACATCTAATTTTCTATCAATCACTTGTTGAATAAATTTGTGTTTGTTGTTAAGTGTTTTGAGTTTTTGTTTAATTAATTTTACTTGTAGTTTCTTTCTGAGTTGATAGTAATTATACCTGACTTTACAAAATGAATCAAGTATGTCATTAACTGACTCATTTTTTACGATCTTATTTGTTTCGTCAAACAAAACCATGTTTGATTCATATATGTAGCTGTGTAATTTAAAGTTTTCTAGAGTTGCGAATTTGTCAGCACATTTTATCTTAAACTTAACATCTCGAGGTGTTGAATAATTTTTCATATCTTTTATCTTTTTCTCAATTCTTAAATCTTCACAAAAATCTTTAAACTTATCAGTCCACACTCCAATAGGCAACTCAGATATCTCAAAATTGTCTTTTTTTTCTTGTGTTATAATACCACGAGAAATATACCTTTTATCATTATTTACATCTTTTTCAATAACACCATTAAACCCTCTATACCAAGGAATTAACTCGGGTATTACAACTTCTTCACCGGCACCATCTTGACTTGTTTTGACACAAGAATTACCATTGTCTAACCACTTTTTAATAGCATTTGTAATATCCATTGGATTATAACAAGGAATTGAACTAGACCAACCAGTTCCAATACCCGCAGTACAACCGTTTACCAAGATCATTGGAATGATAGGTACATAAAACTCTGGTTGAACAAAGTCTCCGTCATCGTTGACTTGTTTAAGTAATGGTTCGTCTTCTTCCTTGAAAATATATTCTGTGAGATACTCCATTTTTGTGAAAATGTACCTACCATCTGCGGCATCTTTTCCTCCTTCCAATCTGGTTCCAAACATACCATCTCTATACAACAAAGGTATGTTGTTGGTTCCTGGAAATTCATTTGCCATACCAATAATAGTATCAAACAAGTTTTTCTCTCCGTGGTGATAGTTGGAATGTTCTGCAGTGTATCCAGCTAATTGTGCTACTTTGAGTGATTTTCCTGAATATTTCAAATTTCTTTTTTTAACCGCATACAATAACTTTCTTTGTGATTCTTTTAATCCGTCAATTAGATTGGGAATACTACGATTACAATCTGCCATAGAAAACTTAATCATCTCTCCGTCGACAAAGTTTGAAATTGATAAGTTACAAACTTTGTCGACACTATCGAGTGAAAATATTACATTGTCAGGATTGTATTGTTCCAACCAAGTTTTTCTTAAATCAGCTGAATTTTTATCAAATATCTTATTGAGATTTTTGTCAGTCATTTCATCTCGTTTATATTCTACCATTTTAAGTCCAAAAGTATCAGGAACATCCGATGGTTTTGTTGTACCAAGTCCTTTATAGTATTTAATGTTTACCTTAGACTTTTGGTTTTCTAACCATTCCACAAAATTTCTTTCATCATAAAATAGTTGATCTTTTGATTTTTTTATAACTCTAGCAATTGGTGTTTTCATACTTACAACAAATGGTGTTTCTCTGTTTAATAAACTTGGATATAGAGTGTGTATAAAGTTGATAATCAATCCTTCAATGTGAATTCCGTCTACATCTGCATCTGCTATGATAATAACTTTACCATAGTTTAAGGTTTTATAGTTTGATTCAATTGTGTAGTCTACACCTTGTTTCAAACCTAGTGTTTGAATAATTTTCAATACCACTTTGTTTCCCATAATACTTTTAACAGAAGCATTTCTCACATTTAGTATTTTACCAGTAACCGGAAGAACACCAAACCAATCTCTTCCTTTCTTACCATACACACCTTTTTGGATACCAGCAACTACATATGTTTTTGCTGATAGTCCTTCGCAAATAAACAAAGAACATTGGTGTGAATCTTTTGTTCCAGCTTTGTTTGCTCGATCTAGTCCCTCTATTTTCACTCGTTTATCTCGTTTTTCAGATTTTTTAATGTTTGATAACTCTTTGAGTCTAACAAGATCTTGTATCTTTTCAATAAAAGACCACTTAAAAATCTTGTTTACATTTGCTGTTGTTATGTTGGTTTTTACACCGGGTGACTCTAGTCTATGTTTTTCTTGTCCGTTAAATTCAGGTTTATTTACAACAGATACAACAAATATTCTAAAATATTTTTTAATATCTGCTATGTTTAGTTTGATTCCTTTTGATTTGTATTTTTTATTGGTTTTTTCAATGATTGGACGAAAGATAGTTTCCGTCCAATCATCGACATGTTGTCCTCCAAGTCTTGTGTAAACTCCATTCACAAATGAAATTACTTCTAGTTCTGGTGATTCGGAACTAGTAAGCAAAACTTCTGAATCAACAGATTTTAAAACTAGTTTTTCATTTGATGAATTTTCATAAAGTTTAGAGTAGCCTTCCAAGTTATTTACATTAACTTTTTTAGAATTAAAGTAAACTTTAACTTTTGATAACATTGCCGCATCAATTACAAATCGAGTATACAAACTAATAATGTCTCGGGTGTATCCATTCTTCAAACCAAACCATTCAAAATCTGGTTTCCAAGACACTTCTGTGTAACCTTTTTTAAGTTTTGAAGCTTTTACTACTGCACCCTTGGTCTCTCTCATATTATTAGTCCATTTTTGTGTTAGCATTTTTTGTTTAATAGGATCAACACCTTTTACAGTAAATTCTTTAGAGTAAATATTTGCCAATTTAATACCTAAACCATTTCTACCAGATACTGTTCTTTCTTCATCATCATCATAGTTTTCTCCCGTTAACAATTGACCAAAAATCATACTGTGAATATAACAGTTTTCTTCGTCATGTTGTTCAATTGGAACAACCAAACCATCATTCCAAACTTTGGTTTCACCAGATTCTTGATCAATTGTCACTTTTATTGTAGTACATGGAGTGTCACTAGACTTACTTCTTTCGACATTGTCAATCGCATTTGACAAAGCCTCTATAAACACTCGTAGTACGGCAGCGGAATATGTGATTTCTTTATTAATTATGTTAAAGCTACCTTCGTCTGTTACATTAGCTATATAGTCAAATTGTTTTTTAAGTCGTTTAGAACCAACATACATATCAGGTCTTAATAAACAATGTTCGATTGGATTTTTTTTTTGGTATTTCCTTGACATTTTTAATAATATTAACTTTAACAACATATTTTTTTAAATTTCATTTTTATTTTTAAAAAAATATGAATTATATTAAAATTATTCACTCTTTTAAAATGAAATTGAGAGATTAATTATAATATTTAGAATGAATACAATCAGTTATCTTTGTTATACTGATTGTATTTCACAATGTCTTTGTAAAATTTATTACTTTATGTATTATTATCACCAACATACATAATGTATGCAAGTGTATAATATCTAGGTCTATTTTCAAATGGTTTTGTATTGCCTGTATTTTGTATTTCTTGTATACCTGTAGATGTATCTGCATAGTATGGTGTAGATACATTTGCCATCAAACCACCCTTTGGTATGGGGTGGTCACCATTAAGAATTGGGAACATAGATAAACCACCTGACTGGGGGTGAAATAAAGCAGAGCCATTATTATCCAAAGCACCATGGTTATGCTTAGGCATTTGTTCTTCCGATAATACTTGAAAATTATATCCACCCTTGTTTCCAACATCATATAATAATTGATTAGTCGAATTAATTCTATAAACATTTTGATTATTAGGATCTTTTATTTGTGTTTTACCAACATTGTCAGTACTAGCACCAACAATAAATCTTCCTCTTAAATCTGGAGTAGAATTGTTTCCATCACATAAATACCAACCTGTTGGTATGTTATCTACATTTCCACTCCACATAAAAATTATTTTTTCATCTATTTTTGAAAAATTTATATCTGATGTATTTTTAGAAACTAATTCGTTAGAAGAATTAATACCTAATAAGTCTGTTACACTATTAATAGTAATATTTTCTTTTGTTTTAGTTATCATAATACTAATAATTACTACAATTATAACTAATATAAAACCTAAATATTTTTTATTTAAAACATTTATCATTTATTAATAACAAATGTTTTTAAATAAAAAATATTTAGGCTTTCATTATAAATGCAAGAGCATAATATTGAGGTCTATTATCATAAGGCTTTGTATTTAGAGACAAATCCTTATTAGATTGTGTAATTTGCAATGAAGAATTGTTGGAATCTAAACCAGTTGCTACACTATAAGTGTTAGTGTTAGTGTTAACAATACCACCTTTGTCAATATGTTCTAATTTAGTTTCGTAATACCACAAGTCGTGGTAAACACCATTCCCAGCCACTCCAATTGTAATTGTACCTAGATTGGAGTATGGTCCATTATGATTATGTTGAGGCATTTGTTCTTCAGTCATTACTGGAAAATCTAATCCACCCTTTTCTCCGACATCATACATAATTTCTTGACTATTATTAATTCTTTTAATTTGATTATTAGTTGTAGGATCAGTGTCTGTACTATCTATTGTAGTATTTGCAAAGGAAGAAGCACCAACAATAAATCTTCCTCTTAAATCTGGAGTAGAATTGTTTCCATCACATAAATACCAACCTATTGGTATTTGACTTACACTTCCACTCCACATAGCAATTATGTTTTGTGGAACATAAGGTATATTTATATTTTGAGTTGGAATATCAACTAAATCAGACAAAGTAGATGATGAAACACCTAATAAGTTTTTTACACCACTAATAGTAATTTTTTCTGATGTTTTATTTTTAATAATAAAAATAAATATAATCGATATAATAAATAAAACAATTACAATTGTTTTAATAGATAATATATTTAACATTTATTATTAGATTTTTTTTAATCGCTAATTTTAATAATATAAAAAAGAGCATAGTAAGGAGGTCTATTATCATTTTTTTTGTTTTGACCCTTATTTTGTGTGTCCGTACATGGGAAATGCCACCAGTTGTCATTCGCCTCGCCGATGCCGCGGTGCCCATTAGGTTTACCTCTGGAGTTATGATGATGTTTAGGCATTTGTTCTTCTGAAAATATTTGTATATTTTCACCACCTATATCTTTCATATTATATTCAGGTTTAGTAACATTATTTATAGTATAAGTTTTAATTGTTACATCATTACCATTTATGTCTTTATTTGGTATTGTATAATTTTTGACAATTGCACTTGTTGGTTTATTATAACCAACAATAAATCTTCCTCTTAAATCTGGAGTAGAATTGTTTCCATCACATAAATACCAACCTGTTGGTATTTTAGTTATATCTCCACTCCACATAGCAATGACTCCTTTTGGAAGTTTATTTAAACTTTTTAACTTTATATCTGAATTAGGTATATTGACTAGTTCTGACTTATCAGAAATACCTATGAAACCTGAAACATTAGTAAGACTTATATTTTCTTTTGTTTTCTTTATAATTAAAAAAGTTGTAATACCAATTACAATTACAGATAAAATAATTATAATATTTTTTTTATATAAAATTTGTAACATTTATATTTAATAAATAAATTATTTATTAAATATAAATGTCAACATCAGCTCCTGATCCTGGATACTTTATAGAAAAATTAACAGATACTAGCTTTTCATCTAGCCATTTTATATCATTAATAAGGAACAATACCATGTTAAATTTTTTTATAGCAATTAAAATTGATAATACTACTAAAGTTAATAATATTATAAATAGTGTAGACAATACAAATTTTTGGTTTGATGATAAAGGAAACATAACATATAAAGATGCAAGTGGTACTAAACAAATAATATATAATAAAATATTTGGTGATACACAAAATGTTATTACTAGTGATTCTACTAGAATAACTTATACATTTAACCAAATAAACAATGTAATTGTTTCAAAATTGTATTTTTTTAATATTAATTTAAAATGGATGTATTATAACGATAACAATCAAGTTATTTATGTATTATATAATCCTATACACGATCATAATTTTAAAAAGATGTATAATTATTATAAAACATATGGTCTTCATAATGGTATGCCAACCGACGGTGATTTCACTAAATATTACAATCCTTATCAAACATTTATGTTAATTTCGAATTCTACTGGTATAAAAGGTACTCCTATTTCTAAATATATAGACCCAACATTAGGATGTACGAGTAATACGAAAAATTGTATTAATAATACTATTAACACTACTGTTGAAATTGAAAATGCTCAACTTGCTCAAATTACCAATTTATGTAATTGTTATTGTCATAATATGAATATTATGAGTGGTGTTTCCGATACAAATTCATCATCTTTTTTTTTAGAATGGAAAAAAACTATGCAATACAATTTGAATTGTAATACTACAATTAACCAAACCAGTTGCACATTAATTGTAAATTCAGCTGGAAGTACTAACATTAATAATACTAAAATTCAACAAGATTGTGATCAATATGTTAATAGTGATACTGGTGGAAACACTGGTGGAAACACTGGTGGAAACACTGGTGGAAACACTGGTGGAAACACTGGTGGAAACACTGGTGGAAACACTGGTGGAAACACTAGTAATAAATCAAGTTTTATTAAATCAACAGGTGGAATAGTAACTATAAGTAGTTTATTTTTATTTATTATTATTTTAATAATTATTTTACTAGTAAAATTAAAATAAAAATAAAAATAATAATAATAATAAATAAATGTCTAATAATTGCCCCGAACCTTCTGATGAAAATTCTACAAATAATTTTGGTGAAGAAGCAGCTAACATTGCTGCTTCTGTAGGAATGAATGAAACCTGTAAAAAAGCAGCAAGAACATCAGGTGCTTTTTTTAGTGCATCTGTTGATGCAAAAGCACCATTTGTAGGTGCAAGTGCTCAAACATCTGGAGGTGTATTTGATAATACTATGCAACAAAGTGGTTGCGGACAAAGTTTTGTTAATTTTAGTAAAATTTTTCAAAATCAAGAAGCTATAACTTGTAATGTAGTTAAAAACAATACTACTAATGATACGCGATCACAAAATTTTCAAACAATTCTAATTGAAACAAAAGGACCAACACCTGAAGAAACACTAGCTTATAATAAAATAGTATCAGAAGTTTTTAATGACAATTCTTTAACAATACTAGCAAGTCAATTACCAGTTGGAGAAGCTAGTACAAAATTAATTGAAAAATTAGCAACTAATAAAACTGCAATGTTAAAAATATTATCAGACAACTATAACAGAGATGTGAATGTTACAAAAACCACCATAAGTCAAACCATCACTTCTGATGTAAAATTAAATGTGAGTCTTTCAACAGAAGTATCGAACATTATTGCTGCACAGCAGAATGCTATAGCAGCTGCAACAGCACGACAAAATCTTACAACAGAACTAGGTTTAAATGCTATGGACCCAAATGTTAAAAGTATGGTTTCACAACAGCAAACAACAGAGAATACATTTAATTCTATGACGGTAGAAGAAACCGTTCAAAAAGTAACTGCATCATTCACAAATACTCAAGAATTAACAATTACAGCAGCAGGTAGAATTACACTTGAAAATGTAAATATAGACCAAGATATTTGTTCTACACTAGTAGCACAAGTATTGTTTAATAATGCTACTAGTACGGGTGTAACGATTGCTCAATCTGCATTAAATAAAGCATCATCTGATGTAGTAAGTAAATCTAAAAGTGCAGGTGTAGATGCCTTAGTCGATGCAATGGGTAAAGCTAATGCTAATGCTATTAAAGCAAATAAACAAGGTGGTATTATGGGAGGTATTTTTATTGCAATTATAATAGGAATTATAATGTTATTTATGTTTGGTAAAGGTATAGTTGGTAATATAGTAAAATATATTTCACCTATTCTACTAATAACTGGTATAGTCTTTATTGTAATTTTTGCAAAAAATAAAAATAAAATAGGTTTAATATTATCTGTAATAGGTACATCATTATTATCATTTTTACAAGTATTTATACTTGTAAGTTCTAAAAAAAACCCAAAAGAACTTGTAAGTTCTAAAAACCCAAAAGATTAAAATATTATAGATAAATTAAAGATCAATATTTATGTTTAAATATATTAATAATAATAAGTTAATATATTTATAATGTTATTTTTAAGTTATTACAAATAAGAATATTTGTAATTAATATTTATTACATCTGTCTTTATTGAAAGACAGATTGACAAATTTTGGGAATGGGACATTTGGAATTGAGTCAAAATCCTTCTATTACAGTTGACATTATTGATCGAAATATTGAAAACCCTTGGAACTGGTAAGTGTGATCTGTGTGTAAATCCAATTATTATAACAAAACTTATAGAAAAGTATATCAATAAATCTTAGTAATGGAATGAATATGGTTTAACTAAACAGTAAAATATATTTGAATTTTGAGTTTGTTATCTAAATGTATTATAATCGCTAAAAATTTAAGTACGAACACCTGGTATATATGGTTTTTAGCAACAGCACCAGGATCACGAACATATGGGTTAGGATAACACCTTGTTGATACCAATATGACAATAAAATATTTTCTAGATCTTGTTCGCTAGCTCCAGGAGGAAACTCTAAACCTAAGTCCCTTAAATTTTTTTGTAATTTTAGTCTTAACATTATTTATTAAAATTTTAATTAAATTAATTAATTTAATTAAAAGAAACACCACTCAACTTTAACCATTAAATACGATCAAAAATAGAACCACCCGTAGCAGGAGCACGAGCATATGGGTTAGGATCAAAAATAGAACCACCCGTAGTAGGAGCACCAGTAGCAGGAGCACGAGCATATGGGTTAGGATCAAAAATAGAACCACCCGTAGCAGGAGCACCAGTAGCAGGAGCACGAGCACGAGCATATGGGTTAGGATCAAAAATAGAACCACCCGTAGTAGGAGCACCAGTAGCAGGAGCACGAACATATGGGTTAGGATCAAAAATAGAACCACCCGTAGCAGGAGCACGAGCACCCGTAGCAGGAGCACGAGCACCAGTAGCAGGAGCACCAGTAGCAGGAGCACGAGCATATGGGTTAGGATCAAAAATAGAACCACCCGTAGTAGGAGCAACTACAGGAGCAACTACATCGGATACAGATGGTACTGCCAGCCATATATTATTTTTACACTATATTTGCTACTGGTATTTTCATAAAACGTCTTTGAATCTTTATTAGACGACCTAAAATCATGATAATTGTTAAAATTAGTAAAGAAAACAGTAGTACTACTAACACAATAAAATGATTTATTGTCTCCAAATCGTGACATTATAAAATTATCACCAGTGCTAGCACTATGCAAATTACAAACTATTATATCACCATCTTCAAGAAAATAAACATCGTCTGCAAACATGCCATCTATTTTAAAATTTCGTATTGTCCGACTATAATGTATAACATTTGACTCAGTAGTTAAAACAGGACTAGTTACAGATTTAATAAAATTATCAAAATTACTAAAATCACTAAATGTTGGTATACTACTATAACTATATAATTCTACACTATTTTGTCCTCTTCTTGTTTGAAAATAATATTTATTATTATATTTGACACAAATTACAATATTACCATCTTTAAGATAGTAAATTACTTCTGATGAAATAATAGAACTAGAACCAATACCAAACGAAAGTAAAAGCGCATATACGTATATATTATTTACACACCTTTGAATACTACTTGTATTAGATGGTAATACTACTTTACAACTTAAAGGTCCTGTATTAGATGGCGGAGTTGGTGGAGTTGGACAATAACAATTACTATCACAATTTTCTATACAATCTAACTTAATGTTTAATCTTTCATCCATGTTATCCCATATGGATTGATAATTATTAGGTTGTGAAACGGATTGGAAACTATTATCGACAAATCTTATAACATTATTACCTTTACCTTCAGCTATAAAAGATCCAAGATTACTATGAGCATTACCATATGTATCCGATGTAGCACCACTACCTACTAAATTAAATGTATTATAAAATTTAAATATTTTAAATGTTGTTTGATAAGCAGGGTTAGTAGTAACTTTTAAATAGTAAGTATCAGTATTAGAACCATCAGATGTTGATTTTACAAGTTGAAACATTGTACCATTATTATTAGTTATTGCATATCTTGTTTCACCACTAATCGTAACTTTTTTAATATAAAATCTTTCATTAAAATCTGAACTCGGATTTGATCTATTATTAACCAACATTTGATGGAAAAAACTATTGGGATTATTATAAACCCTGAAGTCTTGAAAACCGTTTATGTCTACTAAATATTTTTGTTTACAAACCTTGTTTGTATCATCAAAAATATTATCATTTGAACAATTAGATTCACAATTAGACCCATAATATCTACTACTACAATCACATATAGTAGTAGATGTTCCATCAAAACTACAAGCACCATTACCAGAACAAATATTGTTATCATCAGCACCAGGACAAGCAACCGAACAATCGTTACCATAATATCCTTGATTACAATTACAACTACCAGCTGTTGTATTACAATTACCATGACCAGAACAAGTGTTATTAGGATCACCAGGACAAGTTCTTTTAGAACAATCAGAACCTTTATACCCTTGAGAACAAATACATGCAATATTTATTCCATCAAATGTACAATTACCATTACCAGAACAAGTATTATTCATTAAATCTTTAGGACAACTTAAAGAACAATCGTTACCATAATATCCTTGATCACAATCACAATTACCATTTATATCACAAGTTCCACGTTTAGAACATAAATTAGGACATTGAATTGAACAATCTATACCTGAAAATCCGTGACTACAACTACAAACACCTGAACTTACATTACAAATACCATTACCAGAACAAGTGTTATTAGGATAACCAGGACACTTGTTCGAACAATCAGGTTGTATGGAACCATTTGTACAACTACATTCACCCGTTTGATTATTGCAAGTTCCATTTCCAGAACAATCATTAAGACACTTTATGAATTGACATTCTTCACCATAAAATCCACTCTTACATATACAATTTCCATTGTCACAAGTTCCACGTTTAGAACATAAATTAGGACATTGAATTGAACAATCTATACCTGAAAATCCTTGATAACATGTGCAGTTACCAGATGTTGTATCACAATCTCCATATCCAGAACAATCATTAATACAATTTTTTTGTACAGGATTACTTTCTGTAGAATCACTTTTAGTAGAATCACTTTTAGTAATAAAAATTACACCTAAACCTCCAGCAAATAAAATAATACCTAATATAATAATTAAAACTATTGTAATAAATTTATTCATTTATTTATACAATATATTATACAATATTATTTTATAATATGTATACATAAAACTAGTTAAAATCAATTACAATACTCCGACACCAGCCATATGATTGATTGATTTTACAACTCTTGGTGGTTCAAACTCAACACTATTATTCATGTTCATATTTTCTTTTACTTTTCCACAATGTGGACAATAATTTTCTCTGCTATGAGAAACACCTAATTTGTTATATAATTCTACAACTGAACTTGGTAATCCTGTATGTGTTTTTCCATTACTTTTATTTTCAAAACTTGGAAATCCGGAGAATTTACCATTAGCTTTTGATGCTTCTAATACTACAACTTCTCCACTTTCTATTTGATCTTTTAACATTTGTTCTGCTCTAACACAAAATCCACAACTAGATCCCATTGAATAAAATACTATTGACATTATTTATTATAACTATAATTTTATTTTTTCTTCAAAAAATGTTCCTATTGATATAAAATGTGGTAAATTTATATCACCCATGTCATTGTAATATATTTTATTAAAATTATTTCTAAATTTATCTATAGACAAATGACCTCCGTAATTTTCTAAAACTTCCCACGATGGTGCTGGAATAATTTCATTAAAATTTTTATTTGGTGATAGTTTATTGTAAATTGTCATTAACAAATAATTAGAGTTAGTGTACTTATAATCATGTTTGTTATCTATAATCCAAGATTTACAACAATTAAAAGAACAAAATATACCATATGTTTCATACATAGAATTATTAACAATTTCAACATCAGTGTTTAATTCATCTCCTATTTTTTCGTCTAAAATTTCTTCTTTAATTGTTAACTTAGATTTTGTGATATTGGAAAAATAAGTTTTTGTTACTTCACTATTTATAATATTAATAGGACATCGTATACCTATGTTTTCAAATGGATGTCTACACCAAAAACAACTATAAAAACTATTTTCATTAATTATAGAAATATTACATTTATGTATACTTTTAAAATCATCAAGAAAAGATACAATTTTAGGTATATTATCGTTAAGTTCTCTAATATCAGTTGTTTTATTGTTAACTATGG